CAGCGCTGCGATCTGGTGCTGATCGACGAGGCGCACCTGCTCGGCCGGGGCGACAGCGGGATGTACCGCTCCTTCCTGGCGCAGCTGAACGAGATCAACGCTGGCCTGCTGAAGGTCGTGGGCTTCACCGCGACGCCCTATCGCCTGGACAGCGGCATGCTGCACGAGGGGAAGGATCGGCTCTTCACGGACATCGCTTTCCAGGTGCCGGTGCTGGAGATGATCCAGCAGGGCTATCTCTGCCCCGTCGTGCCCAAGCAGACGTCGACGCAGCTCGACGTCGGTGGCGTCGGTACCCGCGGCGGGGAGTTCATTGCCAAGGACCTCGAGGCGGCGGTCGACCGCGACGATGTGACCCGCGCCGCCGTGGTCGAGATCGTTCAGCACGGTGAGGGGCGCGGCTCCTGGCTGGTCTTCTGCTCCGGCGTGGCCCATGCGCGCCATGTCCGCGATGCCATCCGCGAGCATGGCATCTCCGCCGAGACCGTGACCGGTGATACGCCCGGTCCGGAGCGCGACGGCATCCTGGCGGCCTTCAAGGCGGGGCGGCTGCGGTGCGTCACAAACGCCAATGTCCTCACCACCGGCTTCGACGCGCCCGGCACCGATCTCATCGCGCTGCTGCGCCCCACGAAGAGTGTGGGCCTCTACGTCCAGATGGTGGGTCGCGGAACGCGCCTGGCCGAGGGCAAGGATGACTGCCTGGTGCTCGACTTCGCCGGCAACACGGCGCGGCACGGTCCGATCGACACGGTGGATGGCCGGAAGAAGGAACCTGCTGGCGATGGCGAGGCGCCGATCAAGGTGTGCCCCGAGTGCCAGACCATCAACCACGCCAGCGCGCGGCACTGCATCCAGTGCGATCAAGAGTTCCCGCCGCCGGTCGTGAAGGTGGCGCCGCAGGCAGCGTCGAATGCGCTGCTTTCGACCCAGATCCAGGCGGCGTGGTGCGACGTGACCGGCATCACCTATGCCCGGCACGACAAGCCTGGAAAGCCCGCCTCGCTCCGGGTGACCTACGAATGCGGCTTGGCGCGGCACAGCGAGTGGGTCTGCTTCGAGCATACCGGCTTCCCGCGGGACAAGGCGGTCGGCTGGTGGCGGCGGCGTGCCGGCAATCTCCCGCCCCCCGCGACGGTTGATGAGGCACTGCGCCAGCTGGATCAGCTGCGCCGTCCCATCGCGATCCAGGTGCGGCCCGCGGGCCAGTACACCGAAATCGCCGCCGCGAGGTTCGTGTGAGATGTGCTGCATGTCGTCTCCGAACCGCCCGCGGCTTTGGCTGGTTCGATCCGCGCGTGCGGACGAGCGAGCCGCTGCCGGCCTGTTCCATGCGCTGCATGAACGCGCTCTGCCGGAGGTGGGGCGTGGTTGATCCCGACGAGCACGAGATCGCCGCGATCGCGGCGGCCAGCCCCATGGCGGGAGAGTACCTGGAGAGCATCGGGAAGACCGATCTCGCGGTGCTGACCGAGGCGGAATGGCTGACGCTGCTGGAGGTAGTCGTCACCGCCTACCAGGACGAGCTCGCGCGCCTGCTGGATTCGGGACGGCATGCGGCGCCGCCGCTTGCTGCGGGTGGCCGCCCATGAGCGGCGTCACCTCGGCCCGGGAGGTCGCGCGCCGGATCGGTCTCTCGCACACCGCTATCCAGAACGCCGAACGCACTGGACGAATCGCGCGGGAAGATGACGGCACCTGGGACGTCGAGAACGTCCAGCGAGGTCTGTCGGGAAAGCCTGCGCGCGAGCGTCGCGCCAAAGCTGATGTCGCGCTAGATCAGACCGGCGCCGCAGATGATGCCCCCCGCTCGGTCGGCGGAAGCGGCATCGCCTCGACCCGCGAGCTTGCCCGACGCGTTGGCTGTTCCCACACCTCCCTGCAGAAGGCAGAGCGATCCGGCCGCATTGCGCGGGAACCGAATGGCCGCTGGGATCTGGAGAAGGTCCGCGCGGGCCTCAAGACGCGGGCTGACCCCACGCAGCGTGCGCCACACGGTTCGCGGGGACCGTGGGCCAAGCCTGCGCAGTACTTCGCCAAGCTCGACACGGACATCATCGGCCCGGTCCGCAACATCCATACGGAGCTTGAGTCTGCGCGCCGCGCGCTCCAGCGCGCTGCCGAGCAGATTGCGGCGCTCTATCCCGAGATCCTGCGCCTGGAGCGTGCCTGCGACGCAGCCATTGCCGCCCAGGAGCGTGGCAGCGAATGACGGATGTCCCCTCCTTCATGGCCGACTACGGCGAGCGACTGGTCGACAACGGCTACTCGGTCATCCCCATCATGCCGGGTACCAAGGTGCCGGGGCGCTTCACTGGCGGGGAATGGTCACCCTACCCCGACTGGGCGCGTCACTGCGACCGGCCGACAAAACCCTTCGAGGTGGACATCTGGCGCCGCTGGCCGGGCTGCGGCGTGGGCATCGCCACCGGCGCGGTGGTGGGCGTCGACATCGACATCCTGGATGGTGCGCTCGCCATCCAGATCGCCGAGCTCGCCACCTCCATGCTGGGCGACACGCCCTGCCTGCGCATCGGCCGCGCACCAAAGCGGCTGCTGGTGTATCGCGCCGCGACGCCCTTCGCCGGCCGGAAGCGCCACCCCCTCGAGCTGCTGGCGCGCGGCCAGCAATTCGTCGCCTATGCCGTCCACCCTGAAACCGGCCGCCCCTATGAGTGGCCGGAGGACAGCCTGGTGGAACTGCCGCTGTCCCGTCTGCCGGTCGTGGACGAGGCCAGTTGCGCGGCTTTCCTGGACGCGGCCTGGGCGCTCGTGCCGGATGAGGTTCGGGTCAACTCGATCCTGGCGGACGCGCCCACCAGTACCTGGCGCGGGCCCAGCGACCCGAAGGGGACGCGCGATGCCATCGCCGCGGCGCTGGCCTGGCTGCCAAATGACGACCTGCCGGGGAATGAGTGGATCACGGTCGGGGCCGCAATCAAGGCTGCGATCGGCGAGGAGGGGCGCGACCTGTGGCTCAACTGGTCGCGGCGATCCGGGAAATCGGGTCAGTCCGGCCGCTCCGACACGCCCGAGCGGCGCTGGGCATCGCTGCGACCGCACAGCGTCGGCGCCGGGAAGATCTATTGGCTGGCTGAGCAGCGAGGCTGGGTGCCGGATCCTGCGTTGACGCTGAACGGCACGGCAGCCGAGCAGGCCGCACAGCCGCATCCCGCCGCGGGCCTGCTCGCGAAGGTCGCGGTCGCACCGCTGCCGATCGCGCCGCCGCCGAAGCCCTATCGCGTGCCGCCCGAGCTGCTTCAGGTGGATGGCACGCTGAAGCTGTTCCTGGACTACGCCACGGGCAGCGCCGTCAGTCCACAGCCGTTCCTCTCACTGGGTGCCGCCATCTGCCTGGTCGGCGCCATCGCCGGCCGCCGCTATCGGACGCCGACCGACCTGCGCAGCAACGTCTACGCCATCGGCATCGCTGACAGCGGCGGCGGGAAGGACCACGCCCGACGATGCGCGAAGCGCGCGATCTACGCCGCCGGTCTCGATCGATACCTCGGCGGCGAGGATCTCGCCTCGTCCGCCGGCCTGCTCACGTCGCTGCAGCGGCATCCGGCCCGCCTGTTCCAGGTCGATGAATTCGGCCAGTTCCTGAAGCTGGTCCTGAATGCGCGCGCGCCAGCCCATAAGGCGGCCATCTGGTCAGAGCTGACGAAGCTCTACACTTCGGCTGCCGAGCCCTACATCGGCGCGGAATATGCCGACCAGAAGGCCAGGCCGCGCGTCACCATCGAGCAGCCCTGCGCCTGCATCTGGGGCGTCACCGTGCCTGGCCCGTTCTGGTCGGCGCTGGAGGGCGGCGCCCTGGCGGACGGGTCGATTGCGCGCTTCCTGGTGTTCCTCACGGACGACGACTACCCGGAGCGCAATGAGACCCCGGAGCCGATGGATCCGCCGCCCGATCTGGTGACCGCCCTGCAGGGGATCGCCCGCGGCGTGCCCGGCCACAGCCACGGCGGAAACATTGCCGATGCCATGGAATCCTCGGCGCCAATCCACGCCTACACCGTGCCGCTGACCGCGGACGCCGAGGCGGCCATGGCTCGCGTGCGGCGCGAAGCCACCGACCTGCTGCGCTCGCACCGTGGCACCCATGCCACCGCCCTGTTCGGCCGTTACGCCGAGAACACCGCCAAGCTGGCGATGATCGCCGCGGTCAGTCGTGATCCCGCCCGGCCCATCACCGAAGTGCATGACGTCACCTGGGCATCGGCGCTGGTCGAGCACTGCATCGGCACGCTGCTCCGCGAAGCCGAGCGTCTCGTCTCGGACAACGACACCGAGGCAAATCACAAACGCGTCCTGGAGATCATACGGGCCGCTGGCGAGATCAGCCGGAACGCCCTCGTCCGCAAGACCCAGTTCCTGTCGAAGCGGGAGCGCGAGGAAATCTTCGACGCGCTGGTCGAGGGTGAACTGGTCGCGCGTAGCGTGAAGCAGACCGGCACCAGACCGACGATGCTGTTCACGGCGTGCGGAACGCCTGAGGCGGCTGATGGCAAGGAGGCATCGCCTTGACGCATTCGATTCATCAAGCGGCACGATGGCGCCAAAACCTGGATCAAAGGCGGGTTCCGCGCGCATACGTCAATACGTCAATACGTCACGCGGGCGCACACGGGGACATGCAGATCACGCGTGTTCGGGGAGAGAGACCCCTTGATGAATTGATGTATTGATGAATCTCCCAATAGACCCCCCTGGCCACCTGCGCATACGCGCGAGTGGTGACCGCCTCCCCGTGCAGGGATCGCAGCGGATCACCGGTGGTCCTCAACCGCCGAGGTCCAGCCTCGACCGCGGCACCTGCAGCGCCACCACCACGCCCGAAATGCAA